GACGGCGAGCTCGACAAGCTGTTGGCCTACGTCGCGGAAGACGACGGTGAAGAAGGTGGCGCCGGGGGCTCCGTGCCGCCGGTGACCATCCCCGAACCGCCGCGCAATCCAGCCTCGCGGACGGGCGACCTGTGGATCCTCGGCGACCATCGCCTCCTCTGCGGCGATAGCACAAGCGCTGCCGACGTGCGCCGCCTGATGAACGGCGAGCGCGCGATCCTGTTCGCGACCGACCCGCCGTATCTCGTCGACTACGACGGCTCGAACCACCCGACCCGCAACAAGGACTGGAGCCAGTCCTACGGCGTCACGTGGGACGACAGTTCACAGGGCGCCGAACTCTACGACGGGTTCATCGCGGCGGCCGTGGCCGAGGCGATCACCGACGACGCGGCCTGGTATTGCTGGCACGCCTCCCGCCGCCAGGCGATGCTGGAAGCCTGCTGGGAGAAAGCCGGCGCCTTCGTGCACCAGCAGATCATCTGGGTGAAGGACCGCGGCGTCCTGACCCGGTCCCACTACCTCTGGAAGCACGAGCCCTGCTTCATGGGCTGGCGCCGCCCCAACCGTCCGCCGAAGGTGGCCGAGGAAACCCTGCCGTCGACATGGGCGCTGCCCAGCTTCGCCAGGGACGAGCGGCCCGACCATCCGACGCCGAAACCGCTCGACGCCTTCGGGATCCCGATGCGCCAGCACGTCGCCCGTGGCGGCCTCTGCTACGAGCCGTTTTCGGGCTCTGGTTCGCAGATCATGGCGGGCGAGGCCAACGGCCGCCGCGTCTTCGCGATGGAAATCAGCCCCGCCTATGTCGATGTGGCCGTCGAGCGCTGGCAGGCCGAGACCGGCAAGGACGCGATCCTCGACGGCGACGGTCGGACCTTCGCGCAGGTGAGGACCGAGCGGCTGGGCGACGATGCCGAGGTCCGGGCCGATACGCCGGACCCGGACGCCGCCCCCGAACCCGCGCGGAAGCGCAAGACCGCCGCGTGACATGCATGACGTGGCTTTACCTTCCTGCGGGGACACTTCCGGAGCCGGAGATGCATGCCTCTTCGGCCTTTCCCTCTGCTCCAGCGCGGGCGGGCTCCTACGGAAGCCTGACAGCGTTGCAGACGCTGAGCCACTCTGAAATAGTCACATAAGATCAGGGCGGTTTCACGAGGTTGGGAAATGTCGCAAGGAAAGACGCGATTTGAAGTGGTGCGTGTCGCGAATGTCAAAGCTGCGGAAGGGCGGGATGCCGTGTTCTTTGAAGTTCACGAGCTATTCGAGGTTGATGGCAGCGAGAAGCGGCATAGAAATGCCGATATTTCTTTTAAAACTCGTGCAGAAGCGGAAGAATGGGTGAGAAAACAAGAATAGAAGGAGCTGTTTAGCGTCCCCGGCGTTTTCTCGTGAAATCCGCCATGAACTTCGGCGCAAGTAAGAATGTCATGAAATCAAATTTTGCTGCGGGGGTATCTGGGCACGCCCGAATATGATCTTCAATGACATTCTGAAGCGCTTCGCAGTATGGTTTTCGCTCAAGGCTCGCTGCCACGAAATCGACAAAGAGACTTTCTTTTTCTTGAGGGAAAGTTGGGTAAACATCGTGAAGCGCTAAGCTGAGCTGCGTAAGCTTCATATGCATCTCGTGGTGTTTCCGGACTGGATCTTCGATATCCACTGCCTCGCGTAGGGCGTCGTAGGCAATGACCATGGTCTCCTGAAGGTCATTGCTGATCCTGCGTTGCTCGCGCTGTCTATTGAAAATTCCGAACAAAATCTGCCCCATCGATAAGTAGAGTGCTCCATGCCGAGTATCGCCGCATTCACGATATACGGCAACCAGTGTTCTATAGCCGCGATGTGGCCGACGCCGATGGCCAACGACGGCTGCAAGCCGAGTGCGGGGAACCGCAGGAGTGCCGACCTGACCCATGCGGCGGGGATGTGGATGACGCCGACGGCGCGCGATCACAAGGACGGGGCGACGACTTTGGCGAACACGCCGGTGAACGACCTGCTTGGCCGCCAGGTCCTGGTGACGCCGATGGCTGGGAGCGATACCTCCGAGCCGCGCCGGACCTTGAACCCGCTGTTCGTCGAAGCGCTGATGGGCTGGCCCACCGGGTGGACCGGCTTCGGCTCTGTGGCAACGGCGTGGTCCCCTTGGTTGCAGCGCATGCGCTGCGAACTCTGGCGGCTGAACTGCTGGGCGATGGATGAGGCAGCGACATGAAGCAGTCCCGCCTCATGTCGCTGGTCGAGTCCATCGCCAACGTGATCGTCGGCTACGGCGTCGCGGTCGTGACGCAGATCCTGATCTTCCCGGTCTTCGGGTTGCACACGACGCTGGCGCAGAACCTGAAGATGGGCGTGGTGTTCACCATCGTGTCGATAGCGCGTTCCTTCGCCCTGCGGCGGGTGTTCGAGGCGATTCGGATGCGGAGCGCCAAATGATCGACCGCCGCCCCGGCGGGACGGCGGCCATCAACTTTTCGGGGTCGGGTGTGTCAGGCGGCAGGGAGTTTGTACACGCGTCCCCGGTCCTCGACCTTCTCCGAGGTCACCTCGAGCCCGAGCTTCTTCTTCAGCGCCCCGGCCATCGCGCCGCGCACCGTGTGCGACTGCCAGCCCGTCGCGGCCATGATCTCCTCAATGGTCGCGCCGTCCGGCGCGCGCAGCATGGCGATCAGGGTGGCCTGCTTGGTGCCCTCGCGCGGCGTGCGCGCCTTGGGCGCGGCTTCGGGTCCGGTGGGGGTGTCCGGCGCGGGCTCCTCGGTCGGCGCGTCCGTCGCGCTCGCTGGCGCGGGGTTCGCGTCCTCGGGCTCGATGCCGATGGCGGCGAGGCCTGCGTCGGTTGCGACCAGCGTGACGCCGTGGCCGTCGCCGGTCTCGCGCCAGACTGGCTCGCCCTTGCGCGTGTCGGCGTCGACCTCTTCGAGGAAGCCCTTGGCGAGCAACGCGCCGACCACCTTGGCGGCGGCCCCGCCGCGCAGGCTCTCGGGCAGCGGCAGGGCGATATGCTCGGGCCGCTGTGCGGCGGCGCTCAGGATCAGGGCTTGGGTGTCGGAAATGTTGGTCATGGGGTCGTCTCCGTATTCGGGCCCGCGTCATGCGGCGCCTTCTACGACCCCGAGCCGCGCAGGGCGCGCGGCGGGAGTTCCGGCAGTGCCGGAGATCAGCGGGCGTGCTCGCCCTCGCCGAAGGCGCTGTCGGTAATGCGCTTCAGGAGGCTGGCGTAGTGTTCGAGGGTGCCGACCATGGCCCAGCCCACCTCGTCGGGGTGGCAGTTGAAATGGTCGTCGCTGAGCGCCTGCAGCCGGGCGAGCATCTCGTCGATCTCGGCCTTCTTGCCGATGAAGGCCTTCAGGGCCGCTTCCTTGTTGCGCCGGGCCTTCTCGGCGCGGAGTTCGTGGCGCGGGGTGGTGATCGGATTCAGGCGGGTGGTCATCGTGGTGGCTCCGTGGTGAGTTGCATCGTCCTTCTGGAGACACGTTCCCTCTGTCCACGACGCTTATCAACTCGATAAGCACATGATCTTGAATGATAATCGGAGCCGTCGATGCAGGGCATGAGCGAGCGCCAGTACGCCGCCCATGTCGGGCTGTCGCGGGGCGCGATCCAGAAGGCGAAGACGGCCGAGCGGCTGGTCCTCTATCCCGACGGCAGCATCAACGCGGCCGCCAGCGACGCCCGGCGTGCCGAGACGACCGACCCGTCCAAGACCCGCAAGCCGCCCGCGCCGAAGCTGAAGCCTGTCCCCGAGGCGGCGGTGGCGGCCGTCGGGGACACGCTGCGCGAACAGGGACTGGCGGTCCCGGCGGTGGGCGGTGGCACCACCTTCCTGCAGGCCAAGACCGCGAACGAGGTGCTGAAGGCGCAGGAGCGGCGCATCCGGCTCCAGAAGCTGAAGGGGGAGCTGATCGAGCGGGCCCGCGCGCTGGCGCTGGTGTTCCGGCTGGCGCGCGAGGAACGGGACGCATGGGTGACCTGGCCCGCGCGGTCGTCGGCGCTGATGGCGGCCGAGCTCTCGGCCTCGTGCAGCGACGCGACCGGCCAGCAGATCACCGTGGAGCCAGCCGCGATGCAGAAGGTGCTGGAGAGACATGTACGCGCCCACCTCATTGAGGCCGCCGAGGTCCGGCCCGACTTCCGGTGAGAGCGGCGATGGCCTGACGGACTTCGACGGCGCGGGCGAGATCCTGCGCGCCTGGGGCAACGGGCTGCGGCCCGACCCGGACCTGACGGTCTCGCAATGGGCGGACCGGCACCGGATGCTCTCGGGCCGCGCCTCGGCCGAGCCCGGGCGGTATCGCACGGTGCGCACGCCCTACATGCGGGAGATCATGGACCGCCTGTCGCCCGGCGATCCAACCCAGCGGATCGTGTTCATGAAGGCCGCACAGGTCGGCGCGACCGAGGCGGGGAACAATTGGATCGGCTTCGCGATCCACCAAGCGCCGGGACCGATGCTCGCGGTCCAGCCGACGGTGGAGCTGGCCAAGCGGAACTCGCGTCAGCGGATCGACCCGCTGATCGACGAGAGCCCCGAACTGCGGGAGCGGGTGAAGCCCGCGCGATCCCGCGACGCGGGCAACACGATGCTGTCGAAGGAGTTCGCGGGCGGCATCCTGATCATGACGGGCGCGAACTCGGCGGTCGGGCTGCGGTCCACTCCGGCGCGCTACATCTTCCTCGACGAGGTGGACGCCTATCCCGCCTCGGCCGACGAGGAAGGCGATCCGGTCACGCTGGCCGAGGCGCGCTCGCTGACATTCGCCCATCGGCGCAAGGTGTTCCTGGTCTCGACCCCAACCATCCGGGGGCTGAGCCGGATCGAGCGGGAGTATGAGGCGAGCGACCAGCGCCGGTTCTTCGTGCCGTGCCCGCATTGCGGCCATGCGCAATGGCTGAATTTCGACCGGCTGCGCTGGCAGAAGGGCCGTCCGGAGACGGCGGAATATCACTGCGAGGGCTGCGAGACGCCCATCGCGGAACACCACAAGACGGCGATGCTGGAGGGCGGCGAATGGCGGGCGACCGCCCCGGCCGCCGATCCGACCACGGTCGGGTATCACCTCTCGGCGCTTTACTCGCCGATCGGCTGGCTGAGCTGGGAGCGGATCGTGCGAGCATGGGACGCGGCGCAGGGTTCGGACGAGGCGATCAAGGCGTTCCGCAACACGATCCTCGGCGAGACATGGGTCGAGACCGGGGAAGCCCCGGACTGGCAGCGGCTCTACGACCGTCGCGAGCGCTGGACATCCGGCACCGTGCCTGCGGGCGGGCTGTTCCTGACCGCCGGAGCCGACGTCCAGAAAGACCGGATCGAGGTCGATGTCTGGGCCTGGGGCCGCGGGCTGGAAAGCTGGCTCGTCGATCACGTCGTGATCGAGGGCGGGCCTGATCGGCACGATGCTTGGTCGGACCTGACCGCGCTGCTGGACAGAAGCTGGCCACACGAACGCGGCGCGCATCTCAGGATCGCGCGGCTCGCCATCGACACCGGCTACGAGGCCCCGGCGGTCTATTCCTGGTCGCGGGCGCAGGGGTTTGGGCAGGTGTCGCCGGTCAAGGGTGTCGAGGGGTTCAACCGCTCGAGCCCGGTGTCGGGGCCGACATTCGTCGATGCGACCGAGGGCGGGAAACGCCTGCGGCGCGGGGCGCGGCTTTGGACCGTGGCGGTCTCGACCTTCAAGGCCGAGACCTACCGGTTCCTGCGGCTGGCGCGGCCGACCGAGGAGGACATGGCCGACGGGGCGGCATTCCCGCCCGGCTCGGTGCACCTGCCGCACTGGGTCGAGAACGAATGGCTGAAGCAGTTCGTGGCCGAACAGCTGGTGACGGTGCGCACGAAACGCGGCTTCGCCCGGCTGGAATGGCAGAAGCTGCGCGAGCGCAACGAGGCGCTGGACTGCCGGGTCTATGCCCGCGCCGCCGCCTGGATCGCGGGCGCGGACCGCTGGCCCGACGAGAAATGGCGTGACCTCGAGGATCAGCTCGGGGCCGCCCCCACCGACACCGATCCCGCCGGGCAGATCAACCGGCCGGGACAGGCCCCGCAGGGCAAGCGCCGCTCCGACTGGCTCGGGCGGCGGGAGGGATGGTTCTGACATGACGGACTGGACGGAAACCGAGCTCTCGGCGCTGCGCCGAGCCTATGCCAGCGGCACGACCCGGGTCAGCTATGACGGCAAGTCGGTGGATTACGGCTCGGCCGAGGATCTGCTCGCCCGCATCCGCACCATCGAGCGCGCCATCGCCGGGACGACCCGACCGCTGCCCGTGGCCGGGCTGGCTGGCTTCTCGCGCGGGGACCGGTGATGTCGGCGACCTGGTTCGACCACGCCATCGCCACCGTGGCGCCGCGCATGGCCGCGCGCCGCGTGATGGCGCGTCAGGCCTTCGAGACCCTGACGCGCGGCTACGATGGGGCGGCACGCGGGCGGCGCACCGAGGGCTGGCGCGCGCCGGGATCCTCGGCCGACACCGAGATCGGCGTCGCCGGGGCGCTGCTGCGCGACCGGATGCGCGATCTGGTGCGCAACAATCCGCATGCGGCCAAGGCCGTGGCGGTCCTGGTCAACAACATCATCGGCGCTGGCATCATGCCGCGCGCCGCCAGCGGCGAAGACAAGCTCGACCGCAAGGTCGACGCGCTCTTCGAGCGGTGGACGGCGGACTGCGATGCCGACGGCCAGCTCGACTTCTACGGTTTGCAGACGCTGATCTGCCGGGAGATGGTCGAGGCGGGCGAGGTGCTGGTGCGCCGCCGTCTGCGGCGCGCGAGCGACGGTCTGCCGGTGCCGCTGCAATTGCAGGTGCTGGAGGCCGACTTCCTCGACGCTACCAAGTCCAGCAACGTCGGCGCGGGCCGCATCGTGCAGGGCATCGAGTTCGACCCGGTCGGCAAGCGCCGGGCCTATTGGCTGCACCCGGAACATCCCGGCGATGCGCATGGTGCCTTGCGCGGCGGTCTGGACAGCCGCCCGGTTCCTGCGACCGAAATCGTCCATGTCTATGAAAAGCAGCGCACGCAGGCGCGCGGCGTTCCCTGGGGCGCGCCCGTGATCCGGTCCTTGCGCGATCTCGATGATTACGAAGTGGCCGAACTGGTCCGCAAGAAGACCGAGGCCTGCGTCACCGCCATCGTCTTTGGCGACGACGAGTCTCAGCAGGGTATCGCACCCACCGTTGTCGATGCCGATGGCAACCGGGTCGAGCAGTTCGAGCCGGGCCTGATTGCCTATGCCCGGGGCGGCAAGGACATCCGCTTCAACCAGCCCTCCGCCACCGGCGGCTATGGCGAATACAAGCGAGCCAGCCTTCACACCATCTCGGCCGGGTTCAGGGTGCCCTATGAGTTGCTGACGGGCGATCTCAGCCAGGTCAACTATTCCTCGATCCGGGCGGGACTCGTCGAGTTCCGCCGCCAGATCGACGCGGTCCAATGGCAGCTGTTCATTCCCATGTTCTGCGCGCCGGTCTGGCGCTGGTTTACCGAAGCCGCATGGGCGGCGGGGCAAATCCCGACACCGGACGTACCGGTCGAATGGTCGCCGCCCAAGTTCGAGGCGGTCGATCCGCAGAAGGACGCGATGGCGAACCTGCTGTCGATCCGGTCCGGCACCATGACGCTGGCGGAGGTGATCGCCCGGCAGGGCCGCAACCCGGATGCCGTGCTGGCGGAAATCGCTGCGACCAACGCGAAACTTGATGCATTGGGGCTGGTGCTCGACAGCGATCCGCGCCGCGTCACGAAAACAGGCAGCGCGCAAACCAGCGATCCGGTCGGCGATCCAGCCAACGATCCGACAAACGACCCGTCGCGACCCGACCCCGCTCAACAGGACTGACCCGATGGACACGATGATCGAACTGCCGGCCATGCGCCGGACGGCGGAGCTTGCGCCGAACACGGCCGATGGGCAGGCCCGCACCGTCGAAGTGGTCTGGTCGGCCGGGGCCCGCGTTCGCCGCGCCAGCTTCTTTGGCG